CAACCCCCGTCACGTTTTTACCAATAGTTGTAATGGTTCCAGAACCATATGGTGCGGGTCCAGTTCCTAGAATTTCAAAAATAAATCTTTCCTGATTAACAATTCGTTTAATTTTATGAGCTTTATCAATATCTGACCTTAAAAGTTTTCCGTTAACAGATTCAACCGGGTTGAAGTAACTAGCCATTAAAAAAATGTCTACACGTAAATCTTCGACGGTGTTCATATATTTCAATTGAAATTGAGTATCGCTTTGAATTCCACCAATATCTGTGAAAAATATGCGTGGACCCTCAAATATAGAATTAGGCAAAAGGCCCATGGTGTTTGCTGGAGTTGGTCTAATTCTAATCTCAGTGATAAGGTTTGTTGAGAATAAGTTGTGAATAACGGTAATACTATTTTCACCAGCGGGAGAAGCTGGTAAAAGAACGTTTATTGCAACGGCTCTTGTGAAATTTGGAAATACATTTTGATAATCCAAAACATATGTATTAACGTTTGTTAAAGATTGATGTGGCGCAGAAATAAATTTCACATTATTAACATTATCAACAATTCTAACGCCATGGAGATTAGAGTTAGTATCTGCATCTGACATCATAAAAGATGTATATGGCGTGTTGAAATTATGTGTATAAGTAGTCTGTGTGTCTATATTAGGAAATGAGTTGGGCCCAATTGATAATGTGACTTCACCGGGCGTGACTGCTGGATTCATAGAGCACATAATTGCTCGGACGAATCTTTCATCAGGCATTGGAATGCATTTTAAAATAGTACTATTATCTGCGTCTTCGGGATCTGGTTCATAGTTAAAGTAATATTTTTCATTGGTAGTTTCATCTGCAAATTGCACATAAAGAAGTTGCGTTTCCATACCATTTTCAAATGAAACTTCGTCTGCATTTGGTGCAATTCTAATATTTTTTATAGTTTTATGTTTAAAAACTGGTTGATCAAGGTTTACATCTTGAAAAACAACTTCTTCAATATTTTCTAAATTGTGTCGCAATTCGGGCGTATGTATAAATAACTCAGAATTATCTACTAATCCGCCGATTGGGTTAGTCATTTCTAAAGCTTCGAATGCAATTTGACATTCAACTGGGGACAAAAAGGGAGTACTGTTTTGTATAGAACTATCTATAGATAACGCCTGCGTACTTCCTGATGGTTGTTCTTTGTTTGTATAATAATAATATTTTTCAATGAATCCGTTCAAAAATTTTGCCGACTCAAATGCAATTACTCCAGATTCTGGCAATGAGTTTGGATATGGAATAATAAGTTTATTTGATTCAATGTCAAGTAATTGAATTGATTGGTTTCTAAATCGAGAAACACCTTCTTGGTTTTTTCTGATAATTGGTGGAATTACCGGAATACTAATATCTACTGTGCCGGCAGTAGCTTCAGTGATATATGCATACTGATCGTTAGTAAATATTGTTTTAAAATCTTGGCTAGTAATCGCAAAATTATTACTCGATTCTTGCGTCCAAAGAATATTAGTATAAGGAAACTCGAAAGAGTTTATTTCAAAATAATCATAACCGCAGTCTACAATTTCAAACGTTCCGTTTAGTTTTGAAAACAAAACTGTTGAAGTGTCTTGCAAGTTATAGATGGATATAAAATCACCAACATTAACTGTTGCTAGATTAGGATTTGGCCCACCAACCCAAGTAAACCTAATTGTCTTAGAATATATGGCATCAGAAAAATGGGATATATTCCATTCAGTTCCGGCTAAATTACAAGAATCTTTATAACCCTGAAACTTGAGTTTATTCTGTACTGCGCCACCGACTACTCTGATCTTTGCGGCAATTCCAAACTCTTTACTTACAACACGCACACTACTGCGGCGAGTATTTTTATCAGTGACAATATCCGCATATAGCTCTGGAACTTGAGCATTTATTGTACTAGCAATTTGAGATGCCGAAAGATTTGTTATATCGGGAAAACGCTCTGCTAAAAATAAAACACTGAAAATACCAGATTCAGTTTCAATTATTAATGTATCGCGATCTTGAAGACTAAACGGCTCAGATACTGTACTTGATACAACCGGATGAAGAACTGCTGTGCCATAAAATACTTCAATTATTTTATTAAATGTAGGAATTGATTGTTTAGGTGCAAAGATAGCTGGAAGTGCTAATTGCCGAAAAGAGTTTTGGTCTAAACCTGAATTAGGTGGTACGGAAAAATTATATCTATTGGCTAGATTAGTTAAAAATCCGCCTTCGGCAGTGGTTAAAAATAACTGCCTTCTAGCTTGAGATAATAATTCAATAACAAAAGTATCACCAGTAGCAATAGCTTCTAGTAAGCCTTTTAGAACTATTTGCTCTTCTTTAAGAAAAGAATCTGGCAAAAAATCAAAAAGAGAACTCACAGCAAGATATCCTCTGGTTTAGAAATACGTGGTACTTCAAAACTTCCAACTTTAATAACACCCTCATTTGCTAATGGCAGAGTGTATGTAATTTGAACGCTTTTAACACCAGGCACTTCTTGAATATGCTTTACAACTTGGCTAATTACAACTTCTTTACCAACACCTAGTGAGTTGATATACGTTGTAATTGAAGATTTAATTGGATTTTTAATTGTATTCAAAGAAATACCATCGCTGGATTCTACAGAAATACCAATTTGAATGCTCTTAATTAGCGGTGCTAAGACTTCAATCGAAGTGCCAGCAGCTCTAACACCTGGGTATGCAATTGTATTAGAAGGCAAACCATCAAGCACTTTGTGGGCTTCTGCAATCAATTCAGAATAATAGTTGTATGCATCAACACCGACGGTTGTTGAAGAATCAAAATTAAGTTTATGCAAACATTTAACTTGTGTGTTAAAGGCTGGACTTAATTTATATGCCAAAACCTGAGGCATTAAATATAATTCTGCATCTGTTTGAATGGTGTTGTGGTGTGCATAACCCGAAACCCATCTATAACCCTTATAAGGGGTGGCTTCTTCAAAAGATATTGCATTTTTTGAGTTTGCTAAAACAACTTGTTTAGAAGCACTTGTTGCATTAACAATGTCTGCCTCAACAAAAATATCAAATTCATTATTCATACCAATTCTAGTAATTGGCCATTTTCCAATTAAAGATGTATCAAACCAAGATGTTGTTCCTACGTTTGGAGTTTTGACAATCAAATAATCGTTTTCAAACACAGAATCAGCATCCCATATTCTTACATGGCGTTTATCTTGTGCATTTATTGTATCTGCGTCACCGATTGGGCCAACTTGCCAATTAACATTTCCGATTGTGTTATCAGAATTAATAACATCTTCTTTGAAAGAAAGAATTTCTTCAACCGCTTCATCGTTTTTGATAATGAAAGCATTTTTACCGTTGTGGGCAATTATTTTGAATCGACCGCGATTTGCAACTGCAAATGCATCTGAAAATGAAATTAAATCATCCGAACTCACGGATAAATCATGCAATTGCATGTCATCATGTGAATCAAATGCAAAATCTACATAAACAAAACCATTTCCTAATGGCTTGATTCGGTAGTATACCGACTCATTTGAAGATAATTTCCATGAAGAAAGATCTTTTGGCGCCCCAGCTTTGTAATTTGTTTTAATATTTTTTTCATTTTTGAGCATTGGCACAAACATGAATTCAGTTGTTTCGCGAATAACGCCAATTCCGTCTCTATTTGTCTCATCGTTTGTTGAGTTCAATCTAGCAGTTGTTACATAAATATTTGATGCATCTTTCCCGATTATTCTAGATCTTGTATTATTTGAATCATTTAAAAATCCAGAAATAGTTACGGTATCACCAACGTAAAAATTAGAAATATTAACTAATGGGCCAATTTTAACAGACCCAGTAAAAGAGCCTGTATTTTGATAAATGGCAGACATTGTGTTGGAATCTGTTGTTTTTCGTGCAGAAACTGTTTCTGGAACAATATTTGGACCAATCACATAAATAATTTTTTCATCTTCAATGTGTACTACTGGATAACCAATGTATTGATCTGTTAAGTCTTCAGCTGGTGTAACGCACTGATTACTAGCGCCAAATAATGACGTGTAATTAATCGGGTATGGAGAAGACACATTTTTTGATCCTCTAAGGATCAACATATCGCCAACTTTTGTATTAAATGTACCAGTTCCGGCAGTTATTGCAATTTTTGCAATTGAGCTTGTTGGTTTTGTGATTTGAACAGTTTCATCTCCAATAATACCGCTCAATGATTTTCTAAATACAAATCTGCCTTTATTTGGAGATGGACGCGTATATGAAACAACAGTTGAAATTTTAAACCAAGTTTCAATATCGGGCGAGTTTGTAGCAGTAATTTTTGAATCAACAGGCAATGCGCTTGGTTGTGTGCGATATGCCCTATAAATAGGGGCAGTTATTGAATTGTATACTTCAACAAAAGATCCACGAGCAAATGATTGAGCAAGAGGAAAATCGGTTCTTACTTTAACTGATGTTCCTTGTTTAGAGGCTGCATTTTTTGCTTTTGCTGTTACTGTATTTGCAGTCACACCAGTAATTTTAACAGCTCCGGCAGCTCCTAAGTTTAATGAATTGAGCTGAATATTTTTTTCATCAGTAACGCGAGAAATTTCAGCTTGAATATTAAGCGGGCTAATAGCCGTAAATTTAAGCCACTTTTCTAAAGCTTTTGCTGAAGCTGGAATTAAAACACATTCTTGGTCTGAATAAACTGAACTGAACCCAGTGTTCAAAATCTTAGATGATTCTGGTAGTACGGAGTCGTCTGACTGTACAAGCGCAACAATCTCGTTGTCGATTGGAGAATAAGTGTGGATATGTGCGACGCATCCAAACGGTGCGCGTGCGGAATGATAATAATTACTTTCAGTGAGAGTTGTTAGATTAGTTCTTGCGACTGTATTTCCGTGAGTATGGTATGTGGGAAATTTAATTGGGGAACTGGTATTAGTCGTTGGAGTTGCTTCAACCGTAAACACTGGATTGTTTGTATAATATTGACCAGCTTTAGTGATTACGTCTTGAATGGTTTTTTGTAAAAGAGTAAACGACTGAATAGGGGCGTAATCTGAAATATAACTAACGGGTGTATATACAGTTTGACGAATACCAGGGGCAGAAACAACGATTGTATCTGGATCTGGAGTTTCGATAATTAAAAATGAGCCAGAATATAACTGGGAACCGCCAATATTTAAAATATCACCAATCAAAAAAGCGCCCGAAAGGTTAATTGAAAGCGCACTGATTGTCAATTTAACAATTTCTGCGCCAGTGGGGCTGGTGTAGTCCGATGGTGTGATTGTATAAGAACCAGTATATTGAGTTCCTAAAACTGCTGCGCCTGAACAAAGAGTACAGTTTATAACTAGAACAGTACGATCTTCTTCTTGAAAAGATTCATGGGTGAATTGAATTTGTGATAAATTTGGTTGTAAAGGAAGAGAGAAGTTAAATCTAAAATCATGCACTGGGCCATATTGAGTAGATCTAATAACTAATGCATCTGATGGATTTCCGCCAAATGGCAAACTCGGATACACAGTATGTATAATAGTCGGCTTAAACAGAATATTGAAATCGGTAAAATCAAACGAACGGAATGGGCTGTTAGGTTCAAAAAATGGACGTGGCTCGTTTGTTATCAATCGATCTTCTGGGTCTTTTAAAGTAAAAATAAGTTGGTTGCCGGGGCCTGCTCCAAACGGCTCAACCACTTCTGTTAGTGCTTTTTTATACATTGGTATGTTGGTTGTTTTATTAGTTGAATCCAAATCCATTTGTACAACTAAACGGTCAACTGGAGTTAATGGAATATCATTTAATCTTAACGATAAATTTGATTCTGTTTCGTTTGAACCATAAATAGTTTGTGGAAGAGGCGGAATAGTATCTTCTCCGCGTGCGAATCCGCCAAACGGAGAAGTTGAATCATTATTGTAAATACGAGAAATGATATTTTCATTACGACCGGTTATAAAAGCTTCTTGCAATCCTTTTGGATAGTCGATAACGTTTGCAGATGCTACGATTGCTGGATTTGCGGCATCGTTCAAAACTTCAGTTTCGGTTATTGAAAATCCTAAATAACCACGAGTATTATAAAAATCTTTTGGAAGCGTCGGATCGCCAGTATTGGTAATGTATGGCGCACCGCTTGCGATAAAACCGCTCTTTTTTGCGGCAATATGCGGTTGAATACTGTCTGCAATCATTTGACTGAATATATTAGTAGCAGAAGAAATAGAAGCTAAAACAGCGATTGTGGATTTGTTTTGATCAAAATTATTTGATCTGATAGCAATTTGTCGTGGAGATAGCTTATAGGCAGTGGCTCCAATCAATTGTTTATTAATTTCGGAAACAAGTACGTCTGCCGTTTGATAATCAGAAACTGGAATATTTATGATTTGAGGCACAGCATTGTCAATTTTGAATGCTGAAAGCATTCCCGAAGTCAAATCAAAAGAAGCCGGAGTTAATGGGCTCAAGCCGTCAATAGTTGTTTCGCCCGAAACAGAGGACGCAATAGCAGACACAGGAAGATCGATATAAAAAGTATCCGTAGTTGGAGCCGGAGAAGCTTTAACAACGGCTGTGACTGGAAATACCAGCCCTGGGAAAATAGATTGCGTCAAAGCACTTGCGCCTGTGATTTGAAATGAATCAAGCTGTAAAAAGCCATGATTAGGTAGTATCACTTTGACAGTAGGAGTACCGAGAGTTGATTCGATCTGTGTGCTTGAAAAAATACCAAAAAACGCTTCTCGTTCAATTTTTGAAGTTTCAATATCAATAAATGTATCTTTAGAAACGGAAAAATTAATAGTATTTGGCGCAAAGACCGAGGTGACACCTGCAATTTGTTTTTTAAATTTAAAAACAGTACTACTGTCTACTGCGGAAACTGTGTGAATACCGATAATTTCTGAGCTTAAAAAACTTGTACCAACCGCTAAACTAGCCGCTGTAATTTCAAACGATTGGCCAACAACAAATTTATGATCTTCTGTTGTAGTGATAGTAAATGTCACATCGCCATTTATATCGGTTGTTGAATATTCCATTGGCACTAAATTAAAATTTTGATCTACAGTTCTTGTACAAAGTCCTTTTTTAAGAACTTTCATTACGCTGTTAGTTCGTCCGGGCAGTCTGTTTGCAACTGACGAGTCACTATTTAAATAAATGTAATCGCCTAATTGAATACTAGAATACAGAGCAGTATCGGAGCTGTGTAACCTAACTACCGTAGAGTTAGGCGACAAAATTTCTGGAGTAAGGGAGCTTGCACCAGTAAGACCGAGTGTTCTTAATTCAAACTCACCATCAACGCCAACAATAATTCTTGGAGTTCCAAGGTTTGTATTACCGGCAGAAAATAAACCGCTTGGTGCTGGTTTTGATTGAATTTCTGCGCGGGTAAATTTTGATGAAACCGTAACATTGTCATTAAGTTGGGGTTCATTCAAAAGTTTGATTTCGCCACTAATTCTATTAATCTCAAAATCTGGCGTTGCTCCTACACTTTCTAATACGTCTGACGATTTAAATATTTTATTAACGCCAATCCATGTTGCCGGGGCGCTTGTTGAAGTTGTAGGCTCAATTTTAATCGAACCGGTAGGGCTCAATGACTGCCACGAAGCAAAGGCGAGTTTTGAACCGACTTGATAAACATTTACACCCGCAACTTTTTTCTTAAAAACAGTGATCCAGTCGGATAACTGTGCAGATGCAATTGTACGACCAAGGGCCAGCAGGTCATTATTGTCGATGGTAAAAGTTTGCGTTACGCCATCAACAGTCATTCTAACATTTTGCAAATCCAAATCAGTTAAAGACAGCCATGGAAAGTCCGCTGAATAGACTACCGCAGATAAACCTTTAAATGATAAAAGCTTGTTGTTTTTATAAACATAAATAGGTCTAATTTCGTGAGTAGGCAATCCTAAAATAGCTTGCAGCTCGCTGGGCAGAATTTGTAAAGTTTCTGCTCGACCAGAAATATCAAATACTGAAAATGTAATTCCATCGTTAGCAGTTCTAAAACCTAATGCAGAAGACCCGCTAAGAATTACGCTGTTAAAAGCTCGCACAATTTCCGAAGGAGAAACGGAAGAAAGATTTGTGTATTCTGATTGATTGATTTCGAATCGCGTTGGAACGCCATCAATAATGATGTCCAAATACATGCCATCTTGTAAAGCGTATGGAGCCGGTTCAACTCCTACCGCAATACACGGTGTGATTGGTTTGTTGGAAGTTTTTAAGAAGATTTCTTGTCCGCTGGAATTTACCAACAATTGTTCAAAATCTTGGCCGCGATATGAAGGCTCTAACCCCGAACCATCATCAATATAAATTTTTGTTGAATCAATTCTATTAGTTGGTTCAACAATATTTAACGATGTGATTGTTTTACCACTAACAGGATCTCGTAATCCTTGTAAAGAACTAGAAATAGATTGTTTTGTACCACGGCTGAGTGACGCAATATAGTTTGCAATACGTAGCCTTAAAGCCTCGTCGCCTTCTGCACTAGCGCCGTTTGTGATTGTAGACGGGTTTGAAACAATAGCACCGGTAAATGGTGGTGTTAAAAACTGTTTGATTGCACCTACTGATACGTTTCCAGTTTCACCAAACGAGCTGCAAGTGACAGATACAGTGATAGTATCTTCACCATCAGGTAGAGTGAATGTACCGTCTACAGTGTACTGGACAGGAACGTTTCCGCTAGAACCCGGTGCAACAACCACGGTTCCTGCAGAAATTTGTCTTGTACCACCCTGCGACAAAATAGCTGTTTCGCCATATGCATGGTTATTGACCAGGGGTGTTGATATATTTAAATTCAAAGTCCAAAAAGTATTGTTATTTTCAATACTTGTATATTGAATAGGGCCTTCTTCGTTTGCAGAGCCACGCCCTAAATAAAATGCGCCGGCAGATGGCCATCCAGTACAATCTTGCAGATAAACTTTAATACTGCCCGCGTATGGAGTTGGTTTACCAATATAAACCTGGGTAGATTTTTTAGTAAAAGGCGAAGAAATTCGTACTTGACCGTTAGCTCTTTTTGCGGGAAATCGACCAAAACCACCAACTCCGTTAGGAGTTTGTGCCTCAATAGCTTTTTCGTCTAGTTCGCTGCCTACTAGAGTTTGTAGATTGGAACTCTCTAATACCTTAAGAACGCCAATTTGATTTTGATAATCTTGTAACGCGGCAGCTTCAAGAATTGTGGAAGTGATACTACCTTCGCTGACATCTGTAATGTCAGTATTGGCAGTTAGCTTTCTGATCATGTCAGCTAAAATCGATTGAACGCTTTTAACTGTAATTGCCATTATCAATCTCCATCAAATCACAAAGGCTAATGGTATCAACTGACTAGATCCAGCTATTGTAACAAGAACAGTCATGCCGATTTTGTTATCCGCCGATATTTGTATATCCTTTAGTGTAACAGATGTAAAACGTAAATCTCGTTTTAAAGTTTGCTCTATTACAGATGCTATTTTCGTAGAAGTTGTCGATCCTTGCAAGGCAAAACCGATGTTATTTGCCAAACCATACTGCTGATGCAGAGGTAGCTGTCCTTGCTCTGTTTTTAGAGCAGAAATAATTGTTTGTCTTAAATTATTTATTCCAAATTGATATTTTAAATCACCATCTGTGCCAAGCAGCAAGTCGCCAGATATATCATCTACTGCAACGTCTACTCCGAAAGAAAGCAAGGCTTTGTCAAGCCTTTTAAGTTCCCCCTCAGAAGGTTCTGGAATATTTGTATTTGCTGCAGCCAGTGACAGTGGGATTTTTACTAAAGAGAAATCAGAGAGAGTTTCTGGCGTATAAACTCTTATGTAGGCGACATGACTGGTCAAAAGTTTTGAAAGATCTTGTTTTCCGCTAAGATGCACTGTAGCAGAGCCGTCACGATTGTCATTTACCCGCTCTACTTTCCTAACTTCTTCGGGTACCAATCGACTACCGATTTTGATAGATGAATTGATA